TCCAGCGGATCCAGAATTTCTGATGCAACGCCCCTCCCAAATCCCGTTTCCGCTGTCGTCGTTCCCGGGCGACAACCCGCAGGAAGGCGCTGGACGGCTGATCAACTGTTTTGCCGAACCGCTCGGCGAGCCGTCGAGGCCAACGGCACCGAGCCCGCAGAAGTGGATGGGATCGGCGGGGTTGTCGCAGTTCGCGATCACGGCGCAAGCCGACTACCGCGGCGGGCTGATCGTCAAGAACCTGTCCTACGAGGTGTTTGAAACCAACGTCGCAACCGTCGATGCGGCGGCCGTCGTCAACGTGCTGGGGCCGATACTCGGCACCAAGAAAGTCTCGATCGCGCGTAACCAGGCGGCCGTTACCGACGTGGTCGCGGTCGACGTCGACAACGGCGCGTTCAAGCTAAGCGGCGGCGGGGCGCCGACAGCCTATAACGGCGCCGGCAACCTGCCGCAGCCGAATTCGGTCAGCAACCAGGACGGCTATTTCTTCTTCACGATCGCCGACGGGCGGGTGTTTGCCTCCGGCCTCAATGCGCTGACGCAGAACGCGCTGACCTTCATCACCATCCAGGCGCGCGCTGACGTCACGTTGTTGCGCGGCATTCCGTTCTCGGGCTTGATGCTGTTCTTCACGACCGGTCATTTCGAGGCGTGGCAGGATGCGGCCAACGTCGCACCCGCGTTTCCGTATTCGAGGCTCTCGGCGGTCGATTACGGGCTGATCCAGCCGGCTGCGATTGCAGGCTTCGAGGTCGGGTTTGCGGAACTGTTATGGGTCGCACAGGATTTCGGCGTTTACTGGCTGACGCCGGGATCATTGGCACCGCTTAAAGTCTCGCCGAGCGATCTCGACCGGCTGATCGAGGCGCAGGTCAAGGCCGGCAACACGCTTGAGGCCGGCTGCTATTCGGTCGGCGGCAAGAAGTTCTGGCACTTGTCCTCGCCTTTGTGGTCGTGGGAATTCAACATCTCGACCAAAAAGTGGAATGAACGATCATCCTGGCAGGGCGGTGTCTACCGCCGCTGGCGCGCAACGTGTGGCCATCCGGCCTTCAACAAGTGGCTGGTCGGCGACCAGCAGAGCGGCAATCTCTTGTTTCACGATGACACCAACTACACCGAAAACGGCTCACCGATGCTGTTCCGGCTGGAATCCGGTCCGGTGCGGGATTTCCCGCAGGAGCTGGGAATCGCGCGCGCCGACATCGACTTCGTGATGGGGGTGGGGCAGGCGGTCGGCAACTACCGCATGACCGTGTTGGGCGCTGCGGCAGGATCCGGCGGCGTGGTTAGGCTCACGGTCGACCAGACCTCACAGGCCCATACCGGCGACAACGTCCAGGTCGCGGGCGTTCTGGGCACCACGGAAGCCAACGGTGTGTTCCCGATGACGGTCGTCGATGTCAATCACATCGAGCTTCAAGGCACGGTGTTCGTGAACGCCTATATCTCCGGCGGGATTGCGACCGATATCACTGCACCGGTCGGCGCGATCGATCCGCAGTGCGCGATCTCGGTCTCCAAGGACGGAGGGGCAACTTTCGACAATCCCTCGATCCGCTCGCTGGCGCCGCAGGGCAAAAGTCAGAGGTCACGCGCCACCATCAAGAATAGAGGTCAGGCAGGGCCGGCCGGCGTGCGGGTGCGGGTGGACATTACCGACCCGGTCTATCGCAGCGTGATGGGCGGGACGATGTCGAGCAATCCGCGCGAGGTGACGCCGTGACGCTGCCGGCCAAAAACATTTTCGATCCGCAGTTTGCGCTTGTCGATCGCGACGGCAAGCCGACACAGATGTTTCGCGACTATCTATCGAAGCTCGACGCGCTGGTGACGACAATGGCGACGGGGTCGAACATCGCGTTGACCAATGCCGCCAACGATGCTGCAGCTGCAGGCCTTGGCGTTCAAATCGGGCAGCTATATCGAAACGGAAGCGTGATTCAAGTTCGCGTGGTTTGACGGTCAGCGGTGGTGGACAAGTCTCCAATTGCTGGCATTCTGTTCGAATGCCTCGCTGGAAGCCAAAACTCCTCCCATCTCGCGAAGAATTGGACGCACTGTTTGAGTACGATCCGAAGACGGGCGTGCTTACATGGAGGCGTCGAACCGGCAACAGTCGCGCCGATCTAGGCTTCAACAATAAGGCGGGTGGTAAACCGGCCGGAACACGACACGCTGGTCGCGCCGGCAATCAATATCTCGTCATCGGCATCAACGGGTCGTATTTCAAGGCGCATCGCATCATCTGGAAAATGGTGACAGGCGAAGAGCCGCCGGAGTTCATCGATCATGAAGACGGCGACAACTTCAACAATCGCTGGGGCAACTTTAGAGATGCCGACAACGGCACGAACCTGCAGAATTCAAAGCTGCGGAAAGACAATAAGAGTGGCGTGAAGGGTGTGTGCTGGGACGCCTACCATAAAAAGTGGGTGGCGAACATTGCGGTCAACGGAAAACAAACAAGGCTTGGTCGCTTCGATACGATCGAAGCAGCTGCTGCCGTCGTGAACGCTGCGCGCCTTAAGGTGCATGGCAAATTCGCTCGCTTCAAATAACGAGGTGCCATCATGGGGTTGTTCGATTTATTCAGTGATCAGCCGGCCAAGGATGCGGCGGCCGCGCAAACCGCTGGCCTCAACTCCGGCTATAACTTGGCGTCGGGCTCAATCAATCAGGGCATCGATGCCCTCAAAACCAACTATACGGCTGCACTCCAGCCGTACATGACGAACTACGGTCAGGCGAATGCCGGCCAGACCGCGCTCGGCAACGTGCTGGGCTTGAACGGTGGGGCCGGCAGCGACGCGGCGCTGACCCAGCTGCGCAACACGCCCGGCTACAAATTCCAGCAGCAGACGCTGAATGACACGGTGAACGCGCAAGCCGCCGCCAGCGGCATGAATGCCTCCGGCAATCAGTTGCTGGCGCTCAACAAGGTCAACCAGGGCTTGGCTGATAGCACCTACAACAACTACGTGTCGCAGCTGCAGCCGTATCTCGGCGCCGCCGGCAATGCTGCGGCGGGCATCGGCAACACCTATACCGGCCTCGGCAATGCGACCGCCGGCCAGTACAACAATCTGGCGCAGATGGGCTGGAACAAGGAAACCGGCATCGGCAATGCCAACGCGAACGCCGATCTCGCAAAATACAATGCGAGCGGCAACATCTGGAACATGATCGGCAGCCTCGGCAGCATGGGGACGTCAGGCGGCGGCACGGTTGGCGGCAACGCGATGTCTGGCCTTGGCAGCCTCGCGATGTCGATCTTCTCCGATGCGCGGCTGAAGGAGGACATCGAGGAAGTCGGCGAGCTCTATGACGGTCAGCCGGTCTATCGCTATCGCTACATCGGCAGTCCCGCTTTCCAGATCGGCTTGATGGCGCAGGACGTCGAAAAGACCAGACCGGAAGCCGTGACCGAAATCGGCGGCTACAAGGCCGTGCGCTACGACAAGGCGACCGACTACGCGGCCGATCTGTCGCGCTTCCTCGAGGCTGCCTAAATGGCTTTCGAATCCGGCGTCAACGCACCTGGCGGCGTGTCATACGCGGCGCCGCTGATGCAGTTCCAGCAGTTCGCCAACTGGAAGGCGGATGATCCGTACCAGAAGGTGTTCAACGAACAGCAGAAGGCGCTCAACGAGCAGCGCATCGCAACCGGTGCGCGGCAGTCGGAAATCTCGCAGACCTTCAAGGGCGGCCTACCGATCGATCCGGCAACCGGCGCGATCGACTACAAAAAAGCCGTCGCGATGCTGGCGCAGAAGGGCGACAATTCAGCGCTCTGGAACGGCGCTGACGTCATGATGCAGCGGGATCTTGCGCGAGCTGCAGGTGCGCCTTTGCAGCCTCCGCAGGGCCAGCCGCAAGCCGCCGCGCCTGCGTCGATCCCGGCCAGACCGCTACCCCCGCCTTCCCCGAATTCGCCGCAGGGCGATCCTGGCCAAGGCACCGTGGCGTCGCTGGTCACTGACCGGCTACCGGGTCAGGATGCCACAACGGGACGCGCGATCATTGAGGTCGCGGCAAAACTGAATGTTGATCCGAACGCGACGCTGACGCCGGGCCAGTTGCGCCGCGCGCAGGGGTTGGTGCAGAGATACGCGCCGACGGCGGATGCTGCCGCGGCGCCTGTCGCAACATCCGCCGCCGCGCCTGCAGGCGACGCATCGTTCAAGGATCGCTTTGCTGCAGCTACCGGCGGCGATGCCGGCAGGCTGCCGCCCTCGGCAAACGCGGTGAGTCCGGCTGCGAAGGCTGCGGCTCCAGCACAGCCTGCGCCAATTGGCGCAGCCTTGCCGGTGCAAGCGCCCGCCGCTGTGCCGCCGCAAGCCGCTCCCGCCGCACCTGCGGCCCGTCCGCTTACGCCACAGGTGCCGCTACCGGCTGGATTTACTGATCCAATGCAGGCTGCGACGGCTCTTCGTGAAAGGGCTAGGCAGCTCGCCGCGATGAAAGGTGGCGCAAGCGTAGCCGCTCAGTATGTGGCGGAGGCGGAGCGCATCGAAAAGTCAATCGCGCCCGTCGACGCCAACCTCTACACGACCAAGCTTGATCCGCGCACGGGTCAAGTCCTCTACGAAGGCCCTGCGGTGGCAGCGCTTCGCGCCACTGGAAGTGGTGATGGCGGTTCCCGGACGCTCGATGCCGATGCCGAACTCTACCGGCAGAGTGGAAAGTTGCCGCCGAACATGGGCAGGGGCATTCAGGGCGACGCACAAAGCAAGGCTATCCGAGCGCGCGCGGCCGAAATGGAAATCGCCCAAGGCGGCGATCCTGCAGGGTGGAACAAGCGCTGGCAGGAAAATCATGCGCGCGGCATGGGTATGTCGACGGCAGAGCGCGTCAAGGCGAACCGCGAAGAGAACCTCGATATCATCTTGCGCGCAACAGAGGCTGCCATTCCAGCCGCGCTGGAAGCCAATAAGGCGTTGCCGAGAGGCGATTTCGTTCCGCTCAACAAACTCATTCAGGGCGGTCAGATCAACACGAGCAATCCGAAGCTGGTTGAGTTCGGCATGGCGAACCTGCAGCTTGCAGAGCACTGGGCACGCGCAATGAATCCGACAGGCGTCATGCGCGAATCCGATCGCGAGAAAGCGCTCGCTTTCCTGTCTACGGCATACGGTAACGACACGTACGCAGCTGCAGTGCGCCAGCTTGAGACGCAGATCAAGCGGGAGAAAGCTGCGGTTCGCGAGGGCAAGAGCATCGTTCCTGCCGGCGCGGACCCAATACCGGGTGCGGCTGCAGGCAAGGGTACAACCGAATGGGTCCGCGGTCCTGACGGCAAACTGGCGCCAGCCAAATGACGAAGATTGTCAAATTCGAAGGTATCGAGCACAACTTCCCGGACGACGCGACGGAGGATGAAATCCGAAGCGGGCTACAGGCGCATGTGCCGGCGGCGAAAGCAAAGCCGTCGCAACTCGACGCGGCACTGAAGCCGCTGACCAGTTATCCCGAGACCTATTCGCGGATAAACCGCGAAGCCCGCGAGCAGATGTCGGCCGGCGTCACGCAAATGATGAACCCGGACAGCCTGACCGATCCGAAGGCGCACGGCATTTCGGACGTCTTGACAGGGGCCGGGAAGGTCGCGCTGGGAGGGTTGGGGTATGTCGCCTCGCCCGTGAGTGCTGCAATCAATACCGTCGTCGGTAAGCCGGTTGAAGAGAACACGGGCATTCCCGCGGAATACACAGATTTTGCAACGTCAATGGCGCTTCCGATGCCCAAGCGCATTCCGCGCATGTCCAAGATCGGAGAGGACGCCCGTACGCCTGGTGTGGTGAATGAAGGTCCGCTTGGTGTCACCTTGACCGAAGGTCAGGCAACTGGCGAACTCAGCGCCATCCAGCGCGAACAGGCGGCGGTCCGTGGCCAGTCCGGACCACCGGCACAGCGGCAGGCTGAACAGTTCTTCGAGCAGCAGCGCGGTCAATTGGAAGAAGCGCGCACGGGCATTGCCCAGACGCTCGATCCGGCCGGGCAGCGTATCGCCGAAACCCCGCAGGCGGCAGGCGAAGTTGTGTCCGAGCAACTGCAGCGCGCGGCTGCGCAGCGGAAAGCGGATGTGACTGCGGCTTACGACAAGGCCAAGGCTTATCCGGGCGAGGTCAAGGTCGGGGCGTTCGATGGCATCAGCACCAAGATCAAAACCGACCTTTCGTCGCGCGGTGATCCGATCATCGTTGACGACAAGCTGACGCCGTTTGCGTCTCACGCGATCAACGATCTGGATACGCGGATCGCTAACCTCAAGATTCAGAACCGCGCAAGCCCGCATGCTGATCCGGAACGTGCCGAGATTAGCGGTGTGACGCTGGAGGGCGTCGACCAGATGCGCAAGCGCTTGTCCGCCTTTCGAAAGGATGCGTTCGGCAGCGGCAACGCCGCCGACGGACGGGCGGCGAAGGCCGTGCTCGACGCGTTCGACGATCATATCGATGCGGCGATCAACGGCGGAATGTTCAGGGGCGACCCGCGCGCGATCGGCGCGTGGAACGATGCGCGGGCGTTTTATGCCGACTATCGCAAGACGTTCACGGCCGGGAAGAACGATCCGATCGGGCGCGTCGTCGAGAAGGTCATCGGCAAGGGCGATAATCCGGCCGCGATACCGAACGATGTCGCTGATTTCATGTACGGCTCGGCCGGCGTCAATCCGAACAGCCTCAATGTCGGCGTCGTCAACCGGCTTAAGTCGACGTTCGGCGAGCGCTCGCCGGAATGGTCTGCGATCAAGCAGGGGTTATGGTCGCGCCTCACGGAAGCGGGGCCTGGCGTAACGGAATTCGGCGGCGGGAAGGTTGCGCAGCGGCTCAACAAGTTTCTCAGTTCCGACGGCAAGGAGATGTCACGCCTCGTGTTTTCGGACGCGGAGCGCGATCTTCTGCAAAAATATGCAGACCTGATGCGCCAGCTAGAAATTCCGCAGGCCGGCGCCAACTGGTCGAATACGGCGACGTTTGCGGCCAAGGCGCTTGACAAGATCGGGAGCAATACCGGCACAACGATCGGCGCGCTCATCGGCAGCACGCTTGGTCATGGTGCTGGCCTTCCGTTCGGCCTGGCTGAAGGGATTGGGGGAAGCATTGGCGCGGCCATCGCGAAGGGCGGCGGCATGGCCGGCAACGCGATGCAGGCAAGAGCCATCGCCAAACAGATGCCAATTATTGGCAAGGTGATGACGGATTACAAGAATGCCGCGATTGCGTTCGAAACGTCGCCTTCGGCGCGCACGGTTGCGCGGCTGTCGATCGCTTCAAAAAACTTGTCGACGAACCTGAAGGATATCGGGGTCAACTTCTCGCCGGAAAACCTGATGCGGATGCTTACGGAAAGTCAGGGCCCAGTGGATACAGCAGCCGGCGATAAAAAGTAGAAATCCGAACGGAAATCGGATCAGCAGCCAGACTGACGCGAGGTAGGCGAGCCAAAGCAGTCGCGGCGTCATCGCATTCGGTCCCCTTGTAATAGCCATCAAATCAATCGCGGGCAGGAATCCTAGCTGCGTCGCCGGATTCCCGCAACCACTCCTGTGGAGAGCATCACCCTATGCCGCT